CGTCAATGTTTGGCATATCTGTCCAAAAAGCGGGGGCGAACCCCCGAAAGGTCAACTGCTTTTGAAATATAGCACATTACAGCGTCAATCCCTTGTTTGCTGCCCAGGCGTACAAGAATTCAATAAATTCGCTGCTCTCAGCTGTGGTGAACTTGTGGCTTTGCAGGCCCAGCTGGACAATGCGCTCACCATCCAGGCTCGGGCAGACCTTTCCAATCTTGCGGTTTGTGTCGTGCGCCCACTGGTCAACCAGCAATCGTTTCCAATCGTCAGGCGTCCAGGTGCTGCCTACAGCCGCCATTGCTGTGCTGATTTTGCCAATCAGACTGTGGAACATGGCGTTTTGCTCAGTACTGCGGCGGCTTTGCTTGATCTCGATGGTCATCTTGTGGCCTGCCATCAGCATAGATTTCAGCGTAGGCCAGATCACAGTCATCATTTCTTTGTGGGCCTGGACAGGCTCCCATACTGCGATCTTCATTGCTTTTCCACCTGTGGTTTTCTAGAAATGCTTTGAAATGCTGGTTGCTGCGGTTCTTTATAACCACAACTCAAAGCGTGTTTATTTGCTTCGTGCAAGCCAGTGTAGGCCCAATTGCAAAGCGTGCAAACATAATATGGGGGATTGCCTGGCGCATCTAGTCTACGTTCTAACATGTTATTCCTCGTAAGTCTCATCATAATATTTTAAAAGATCACATTTAATATCGCCTTGTTCGTTTAATTCGAGCACCGCTTTTTCAATAATTAACCTTGCGCTTTTAGGCAGCTCATTTTGCAATATTTTAATAAGCGTATTTGTTCTAGTGCTTTCTGTAGTTAACTTATCATCATTTTGTTCAATTTCTTTTTTAAGACAAATAATTTTTTCGTCTAATTTATTAATAAGTGCTTTCAACGCTCTGACTTCTAAAGTTTCATTCATATTATTTCCTTGATTAAAATGTCCACGCCAGCATTTATTGCGTAGCGTTTTGTTGAGTGCAAATCAACCACCTGGTCATCATCTTCGTAAACAATGCCGTTCATGCCATCCATGAAGGATTTAACAACATTGTCGAGGTCTGGTTTCTTACATGGCCTCTCCAAGCCACTCAAACAGGCTTCAGTGCGCTTTTTAGAGTAAGACTGTGGCACTGGTAGCCTGACGTAAATAAAAGCCTCTAGCGCCGTTTTTAGCGGTTCACTGCTGCCCATTGCTTGCAAGGCATAAAACCTGATCTGGTCTTCGTAGCTTGCTGTGGCTGCATCGGTGTAAGTTTTGACAAAATTACCCTGTCTGGCAAAGCGTGGTCTGCCCTTCCCTCGGGGTTTGCCTGGCACTTCAAAGCAAATTTGCATCATTTCATTGCCCTAATTTTGGTGTGAATCATTGCTGTGATGCCGGGAAAATCCAGTTCTAATGCGACAAACCGTGCCACCAGGTAATCCCGTCTGCCCTGTTTCTGCGCCTGGTTGCCACCAGCCAACGCCACTTCCGCATACGTCTGTGTCAATGTCTCCAACCAAGCCAAGTGCGGTTGTAATGTCGGCGTAGGTGTGATTGTGTCCATCTCGCACTTGATCTAGCAGTTTGTGGGCAAAAAAATAATTCACCACGGTTCCTTGTTGTACCAAGTGCTAACGGGCGGCACGCCTGGACTGTTTTTGTCTGCCAGGTATTGCTGGTAGGTTTTCGTGTTGCCAACCTTTGGCTGCTGCCACTGGTGATGGCTGCATTTCGGTAGCTGCCCATCAATCCGCACGCTCCAGCGGCTGCTGCACCCGTCTACGCTGCACAGCAAATCTGATTTGCCACCGTCCAGCGGCTCTTTTACTGGCATCAATTGATTTTTAAAAGTCATGATTTACCCCGATTGTCGTACTGTCCTTCAACCACTTTGAGAAAGTTGGTGGGTTGAATCAACCAATCAAAATTGCTTTTCCACTGCCGCCCAGCCGTTCTGCCGCACAGAAAATCAGATTTGTGGACTTTGCTAAAAATGTCTTGAAAAATCTTCAGCCCATCCTCGGCAGTCTCTAAGTGGTCTTCCGCATCCACTTCACGCCAGCGGCTGACCAGGTGCTTTTTGCGCTTGTCGTTCAGCATCATCACTCTGGGCAATGTTGGACATTCTTGGTGGAACAGCGCCAGCAGCTTGTCTGTAGGGCAGGCAATTCGGCTCGGCCTCGGGTCTAAACCATCGGTTTTGACAAGTAAGGTATCTATTGGTTTATGGTTAATGGTTAATGGTTCATGGTTGCTATTGGGGGGGGAGAAGGGTGGCAATGGGGTGGCTATAGGGTGGCTATGGGGTGGCTTTAGCCAACGCTTGTCAGCGCCTCGTTTTCCAGCCTCTGATAGCAGGCGGTAGGCAGCAATTTCTTTGTCGGCTCTGGGGTTGATAAAGCCAGCGTCTGTGCTGACAAAAAACTCATTGAGAACGGTTAAAACGTCCTGCTCTTGGTCACGCATCCCAATCTGACGGGCTATGTCCCGTTGCTTGATGGGGTGTTCGTGCAGGTAGTAGTGGTCTAGCAGCCGCCGAAAGGCCAGGTCTTCCATCAGCGAAAGGTGATGGGTGTGGGACTTGTAGTCCCCAATGTGAAAGCTGAAATAGTGCATGGCAACCTTACGTTCTAGGTCAAACCGTTACTGCTGGGAGGGTTTGGCAGGGCGGTAACGAATCGCCTTTTCCCCCGCTAAGGGTAGCCATTCCCAAATTTTACTATGCAAACCAGCCTGGTCGCAAGACTTTTAGTTGCCAGATGCGCTTCTCGGGGATCGTCTTCCAGTGACTGATCGCCGCCCTGGTCACACCCAGCAGCCGGGCCAGCTCAGTCTTGCTGCCAGCCTTGGCAATGATGGTGGTTAGGTCAGGTTGCATTGCGGCATTGTATAGCATCCTAAACAACAGAACATAGGGAAAACACCTAGACAAAAAGATAAAAATAGTTGGGAAAAAATCAAAAAAAGACTTGCGGAGTGTTTATCTGGCTATACAATCGTCAGCAATCCCCAACACAACGTAGGGGTCTTTTTAGGACAACATCATGACCAAGACGCCAAAAACCCTTAGACAAGCACTCGCACTGCGCCAAGCAGAAAACGATGCATTTAATGCACGTTGCGATTTCCGCGCAGCAGAAGCAAAACGCATTCACAACCTGATGCAAGCTAACCCGCAGATCGGCGCACTGAACCGTGATGGCAAAACTGTGTACTACACCTTTCCTGCTGGCGGTGTTTACAAAGAAGCCAAGAAGATTGAAACACTGATCTAAACATTACGGGGCTACGGCCCCATAAGGAAAATCAAATGACTAACAAAATTAACACAATCAAGTCCATTGATTACATTGTTCGCAAGTGCAAATTTGGGTTTTGCATTATTGAATCCATGAAATTATCAGTTGGAAAAACACACCAGCGAGGCATTAAATACGGTTTAACGCAAGCTGATGCTCAAAAAATAGCTGACAACTTCCAAGCTCAATTTGAAGGTTGGGGCTACCGCCCAGCAGCCTAAACCAAACGGGGCTTCGGCCCCTGAAAGAACATCATGAACAAAACTCCTGTCTGGACAACTGGCTACAAGCCAAGCAAGGAAGACCTCAAGGGTCTGTGCAACCACCGCTTTGAGACTGCTGGCGGCTTAGTGCTGGACTGCTACTTGTCCTATGAGGCAGAGGAGCGCGAGACACATGACGAACCTGGCTGCGCTGCGGCCATCGAACTGGTGTGGGCGCTGGTGGAAGGCGTGGATATCAGCGAGGTGCTTGGCGATCTGGCTGAAACGATTGAGGAAGAGGCACTGAGCGATCTGGAAGACCAGATCAAGGATGCTGCATTTGAGCGTAATCGGGGTGAGGAATGAACTGGCTGGCGGCGGCTTTGGTGGCCCTGGTGCTTGGCACTAGCCATTACTTGGACTGGCCTTCAGAGATTGAGGCAGCGCAGGATGCTGTAGCGGCTTACAAGGCGGCTAAGACTGACCAGGAGCGCCAGCAACGCTTTGAGGCAGCAGTACAGCAGCTTTGCGGTGAGAACGCTGGCTGGCGGCTGCTGGACGATGGTGCTGTGCAGTGCTTTACAAAACGTGGTAAGAAAACTTCAAAGGTGCAATTATGAACATTCAACAGATATTGGACAACATCCATGCGGTTGTTGCCAAAGCATATGCGGGGGCAGAGCCTGCTGACAGGCTGGCGTTTGAGTGCGGAATGCTGACCAGTGCGCTGCGCGAAATGAGTTACCTGCTGGAGTGCGCCCAGGAACGCTGCAAAGAATTGGAAATTGAAATCACTTACAAGGAGTTGACATGACAAGCATATTGATACACCGAGTTAAAACATTGGAACTAAAAGAACCGTCTAGCCTTGTTGGGCAAGTTGGCGTGTTTTGGACGCGCAAACTGTTTGTGATTGACCAAGACGGAAACAAAACTGAGATTACCCTGTTTGCTGAAACTCAAGAATTATTGGAACTGAAGGAGACTGTATGAAACTGATAGCCACTGCATTGGTCAAGGCACAGAAAGCCTTTGGGCCTGCTTTAAAGACCGCTACGAACCCGCATTTCAAATCCCGCTATGCTGACCTGGCTGCTTGCGTTGAGGCCGTCATAGGCGGTTTAAACGACAACGGGATAGCACTCATCCAAAAATGCTACGACTGCACCGATGGCGTCATGGTGGAAACCATGTTTGTCCACGAATCAGGCGAAATGCTGGAGTGCGGCATCCTCCATGTACCAGCTGCCAAGCATGACCCGCAAGGGTATGGCTCTGCTCTGACGTATGCCAGGCGGTACAGCTTGATGGCGGCTTGCGGGATTGCACCCGAGGATGACGATGGCAATGCAGGCAGCAAGCCAGTACCCAAAGTTTCTGACGCCACGGTTAATGCACTGCTGGATGACATTGCTGAATCCAATACGCATGGTGACTTGCGAGAAGCATTTTTCCAGGCAATCAAAAAAGTCGGTAATGACCAAGCCGCCCGTGATCAGATCACCAAGGCCAAAGATGCAAGGAAGGCAACACTATGAGCATCATCTTTCGGGCCAGCGCATTGAGCGCAATCATGACCGATGGCAAGGGCAATGACGAATTGTCTGTTGGAGCTAAAACCTACGTTACCAAGTTAGCCAAAGAGTTTATTTACGGCTATGACGAACGGGTTACCACAAAATATATGGACAAAGGGTTGAGGGTTGAAGACGAATCCATTGACCTGTACAACGCCGTGCATCTGTCCAGCCATGCCAAAAACAAGGAGCGCAAAACAAATGCCTGGATAACTGGTGAGGCTGACATTGTTGCTGATGACCGAATCATTGACATTAAGTCCAGCTGGTGCCTGACCACCTTCTACGTCCTGGCTGACCAGGGCAGAGATACCGGGTACGAATGGCAGCTACGGGCTTACATGATGCTGTGGGACAAGCCACGGGCAGACATTGCGTATTGCCTAGTTAGCACTCCAGACGATTTGATTGGTTACGAAAGCAAGCAGCTGCACAAGGTCGATCACATCAACCGCGAGTTGCGCGTGACCATCGTCCCATATAAACGTGATGCGGCTTTGGAAGACAAGATCAAAATTAAAGTTGAGGCGGCACGGGTCTACTATGACCAGGTTATCCAAGAAATTAGCAACCAACATATTTATTGAAAGAAATTATGGCAATCACAAAAGAAATCAGCTGCGTAGTCGGCACATACACAAATGCCCAGGGCCAGCAAAAAAACCGCTACCAGCGTGTCGGCTCAATCATTCAGACCCAGCGCGGAGAAATGCTCAAGCTGGACGTTATCCCACTGAAGGAGGGCGGTTGGGATGGTTGGGCATACTTGAATGACCCAAAACCAAAGGAAAGTTATAAAGGGTTGCCAAGGGACGAAGACGAAGGCGACATACCATTTTGAAAGGGAATGACATGAACGACGATGAAGACTATGAGTTGGCAAATTTTATGTTTGTAATTGCTAGCTGTATCCTGGGGCTGTTTGCCCTGGTGGGCATTGCGGGGCTGGCAGGCTTTATTTGGGGGATGCTATGAACTCCGAAGAAGACGAATTCAAACGCATCGAAGCAGAGGCTTTGCGCCGAGTAGCGAGGGACGATGACGACGACACACAGGTCTACGTCAAGCCGTGGCAGGGTCTGACGGATGAGGAGATTGAAAGCGCGATCAGCGATGGCTTTGCACGTGGGCTTGATGATGGCAACGTATCAAACCGAGCCGTGATTAATTATGTTCGGGGTATTGAAGCCAAGCTGAAGGAGCGCAACAATGGATAACAAGGATAAACCGTGGTAAGTCCACTCCAAACCCGCATCCGCGCTGCGCTTGACAAGGAGCCAGACGGCATGACTGTTTGCCATTTGACTGTGGCGCTGCAAAGCAACCCCGAGAGCATCCGCAAGTCACTGGCCCGAATGGGCGACACTTATGTTGACCGCTGGGTTAAACAGGGTACGCAATACTGCGCTGTCCACTGCTTGGCGTTTGTCCCTGACGATTGCCCACACCCATGACGCCTACCTTTGCAACCTGGGACAGAGCCACGCTTGACCAGTTTGCGCTTGAAGCCTACCTGCGGCTCCAGCAGCAGCAAGACCAGCTTGAGCAGTTGCGGGGTGACTTGAAGGATGCGATTGAGGCGTACCGGGCGGTTATTATGTTTACCCCACGTTTCGTTCAAAGTGAGGGCAATCTACAAGTGATTTAAAGTTGCCGCCCCAGCGATTTTTGGGGTGCAAAGACTCCCAATATGCGCCCAGCGGAGCAATGATGCCCTTGTCCCAGATTATCTGCCCATCCTTGAAGAAGTTCAAGTCGATAGCGCACCGCTTAAGGTGGATGGAGTTCATGGTCTTGGAGCGGCCAGCCTTAACGTGCAAAGCCTGCTGCTCTGGTGTGCGGGACAACTCCCCACCAGTGACCATAAAACCCTGCTCAGTAGCGTGCTGGATAAGTTTGCAGGCATCTAACAGGAATGCGGCCTGCTCTTGACTTAGGCTCATTTTCGGCTCCTCATGTCGGCCAACTTCTCAATTGTCCGTCCACCAAAGTAAGCGCCCATGATCAGCATTCCCCACTGTCCCAACAATTGGACATAGGACTCATTGGCGTTAAAACCGAATGCAGACATCATGGCGAAGATGAAGTACCCCACGAAGATGGCTACAAGGCTCATAGGGCGAATATTCTTGGACAGCCATGAGTCACTGCCCATGTCCGCTTTCCAGCGATCTGTGACGTTGTTATCCTCGTTTTGCGAAGCAAGGGCAAATACCTTGAGTTCCTCCAACTCCGCTTGGGCTTTCATAATCCCAAGTTCAAGCAAGCGCTCTTCGTGGTCGTATTGCAACTGGCGCAGTTTGCTGACTTCTTCTGGGCTTGGGTTGTCAGAAATTTTGACGCCAAGGACGTTCTCAACAACTTCTTTGCCTTTTGCTTGGAGCGCAGATGATAAAAGGCCCAGACCGTTCTGAGCCAATGTACCAAGGAGGGATGCAACAATTGGAATCATTTTGGTTCTTCCTCATCATGTGATAGTTTGACGCCAGCCAACAGCCCTATAAAGCCACCAACAATCGTTTGAAACGCTGGGCTAATCAGCTTGAAGATTTCGCTGTTGTCCACTTTTTCATCGAACAAGCCAATCATCAATACGCCTACCATTGACATAACAACAACGCAAAGCGTTAGGCTCACCATCAGCGTTACGAAAAATGTCAGCTTGGCTTTCATTTTTTCTTTGGCGGTGTATGCGTCAATGGCTTGCTGGCTGGCGTGTGCTTTGCCCCGGTCATTAGGACAGTGCCAGCCTTGTGCGTTTCGCCCTTGTGCAACTTGCCGTTGGGCAGGTAGTGTGGTTTATCTTTGCTCACGGTAAGTTACCTCCAACTGAATAGGCAGACCCAACTGGCGCAGATGTCACTACAGTGGCCCCAGCAGGCACTACAGCGCCGTTCATGGGGCTTTCATTGAGTGGCCCAAGGCAGTCTGCCAAGGTAGCGCCATTGACTTTCTTGGGCCTGATCGTGCAGGGGTATGACCACTGGTTTGCCATGCCGCCATCGCCAGCAGTGGTGACAAAAGTGCGAGGCTGCGCTTTGACCACAGCCCAGGATGGTGCCTGGGGGTAGTTCATCTCAGTGCTAAACAGTGACCAGACCGTGTTAGCCCCTTTTGGCGGCTTGCAAGAGCCAATCAGGTTGCGGTCGCCCACTGACGATCCTGTCAGCACAGGACAGACTGAAGTGCCTTGCTGGAACGTCACGCCATTAATGACCATCGTCTTGTTTGTTGGCGTTGTCGGGCTGGCGGCGCAGAGCGCGTACTTGCCGTGACACATCATCAGCGCAGGCTCGGCCCAGGCTGAGGCAACCAATATGAATGGCAGTAGGTACTTAATCATCTGAATGTCCCGTTGTTGATAGCGTCCATCATCGCCTTGCCGTACCTCTCCACCGCCGCCTTGGTGATGACGTACTCACCGCCCTGTAGCGCCCCGTAGCCATCGTCCGGCGCAGGAGCGCGGCCCATCAGGTGCTGGGCGTTGACCATGCCGCCTTGGTTGTATTGGCCTTCACCAAAGCTATCTGAGCCGCCGCCAAAGTTGCCCATGCCAGAATCGTATCCAGCAGCGTTTGCCTCTGCTACCCCTGGTGCTGCTGCCGCCATTCCCGCTGGCGTAAGTGATGGCGTCCTATCTTGAACTTCCACCGGGCCTAAAGACACTGAGGAGCCACCAAACATTCGCCCCAATGTGTCCATAA